TCACGGCCAACCCGATCGACAGCCAGATCGTCGGTCCCAAGGGTCGCGCCGCTCTCCTGCGCTCCGTCTCCGAAACACTCGGCCTGCCTGGCGGCAGCATCGTGCCGTCGGACGACGATATGGAGAAGCAGCAGCAGGCCATGCAGATGCAGGCGATGGCCATGGCGGGCGGTCAAGCCCAGGGTGCTCAGCCCCCGAAAGGCGGCAACGTCAACGGTGACATGGGTCCGCGCACGTCCATCGCAGGAGGTCCGTGATGGCATTTGATCCCTACAACAAGCCCGGCGCTCCCAGCTACGAAGCGGCCTACCAGGAAGCCTCGCGCCAGACCGCAGCGAACGCTGCTGCCTACCGTCCGCAGCGGATGAACCCGCAGGACATGAAGACGATGCTGGCGCAGAAGCTCGCCGCCTGGCGGGCGCAGCCCAAGGACGCGAATGGGCGTCGCGCGCTCCCGGTAGGGACGCCACAGCTCCCATACCAGCGTGTCAATGCGCAGGACATCTACAACCAGCAGATGGCTGCGTATCAGCAGCAGCTCGCTGAGTGGAACCGCCAGAAGGCGGCTTGGGACGCCCAGCAGGCGGAAGCCGCAGCTCAGTATCGCGATTATGGCGGGTTTGGCGGTGATGGCGGAGGCGGTGATGGCACCGCTGGTGGCCTTGGCGACACCGCTGGTGGCGGTGGTTACGGCGGTAACGGTGGCGATGGCGGCAGCGGCGGGTTTGGCGACGCTGGCGGCTCTCCCGCAGGTGACGGCGGCGGCACCATGGGCGGTGCGATGTCTCGCGGCGGCAAGGTCGCCAAGTATTCCAAGGGCGGCATGGTGAGCGACAGCTTCTCCCAGATGTCCCGCCATCTCATGAAGAAGCGGAGCAAGTGATGCGCGCACCGAAAGTGTCAGGCAAATCGCCTCGTGTCCCAGCTATTGCCGGTGGCACCGTCACGGCTCCCAAGATCTCACAGATGCGTGGAAAGGGCATGAACGCAGGTGGTTCTCCGAACGACCTGAAGAAGCTCTTCCCCAAGGGTTCCCGCACCGCACCGAAGTTTTCGAAGGGCGGGAAAGTCAGCAAGCGCGATTGCGGTTGCAAGTAATACCTTTGGCCAAGGTAAGGAGAACACCATGAAGTCCAAAGTCGAGAAGACCGGCATGTCCGGTTTCGAGTTCGCCAAGGGCGGCTCAGCAGGTATGCACAAGTTCACCCCGTCGAAGACGCAGGAGCCCGGTCAGACCGGCCCGGCTGGTTCGGACACGGGTGAGTTCGCCAAGGGCGGCAAGCGCCTCGGTGACATTCAGCGTCCGTCGATGACGCAGAAGCCCGCGTGAGGCTTCCATGAAGCCGGACGCGAAGAAGCCTGCCAAAGAGATCAAGGCGGAAATCCTTCCGTCTCGCTTCTCCCGCACGAATGTTACGGGCGACGCTTCGTACGCCCGTATCAACAATAACTACGCGAAGAAGGCTCCCGCCGATCCAGTCATGGACTTGACGGCGCAGATGTACTTCCGCGCTCCCTTTGGTGGTCGATGACCGACAAAGAGCTGATTTTGTCAGCAGCAAGACTAGCGAGACACGCTCCCGAGGACTGGAAAGAGTTCTTGGGAGCGCTGTCCGCCCACACTGAAAACTACATCTCCAACTGTATCTCGTCGCCGCTTGAGGCACTCCCCCAGAACCAAGGCCGCGCCCAGTCCATGGTCGCGCTCCTCAAGGTGCTGCGTGAGTGTCTGAAAAGTGCCGACCAGATTGAAGGAAAGCGTAAATGAGCATTGCTCCCGTTGACCAAAGTGTTGTCATTCCCGCCGCCGTGAAGGCCGCAGGTGCAGCCGCAGAAGCATTTTACCAGCAGGAAGAAGCTGGCCAGGATAATGTGAATGGGGACCAGGAAGCGCAGCAGGCGGAAGCCGCCGCTGAAACCGAGGCCAAAGAGCCCGAAGCCGGACAGGAACAGGCCGAAAGTGGCGTTACTGCCGAAAGTAATCCCCAGACGAAAGAAGACGATCAGTCCTGGGAGCACCGATACAAGTCCATGAAGGGGCGGTTTGACCGCTCGCAGGATCAGATCCGCTCGCTCTCCGAGCAGATCCAGAGCCTGCAGAACGTCATGGCGACGATGCAGGCGACCAGCGCAGCACCGACTGCTGGCGAAGCAGAAGCTGCGATCGAGCGGCTCATCACGCCTGAAGAAGAGAATGACTACGGCTCGGAGTTCCTGAAGGTCGTCGGCAAGAAGGCTCGCGAAGAGCTGCTGCCGATGATTAAGCAGTACGAAGCCAAGATCGCCCAGCTCGAAGGCCAGCTTCAGGGTGTGGGCGGCAAGATCGCGCACGACGCACGTCAGCAAATGTTGAGCTCGCTCGACGAGAAAATCCCCAACTGGCGCGAGATCAACCGTGATGAAACCTTCCTGCAATGGTTGCAGTTGCCAGATACTTATTCTGGTGCTATTAGACATGAACTATTGAAGGCTGCATACGAGCGGAACGACGCCCCTCGGGTCGCAGCTTTCTTCACAGGCTTCCTCGCTGAAGAGGCTGCTGTGGCTCCCGCGATGGGAGAGACTGGCCGGAACGCTCCCGCCAAACCGTCTCTCGATCAGTTCGCGGCACCAGGCAGAGCCAAGTCTGCGGCAGCAACGACTGCTCCCGCTGAGAAGCCCTCCTTCACGCGCGCTCAGATCGCGAAGTTCTACGCTGACGCTGCTTCGGGCAAGTACCGGGGGCGGGATGCGGAGAGGGATCGGCTGGAGAAGCAGATCTTCGACGCTCAGCGAGAAGGGCGCATCAGGTAAATCCTTCTCTGAGGAGCCACTACGATGGCATTTCCTAACGCAGGTGCGGGCACGACCCCTCCGATTTGGCCGACTGGTTCGACCTCCAACAACCTCGCTTCGACTGGTTTTATCCCCCAGATTTGGTCGGGTAAGCTCGTCGAGAAGTTCTACGCCAACACCGTTCTGGCAGCGATCTCGAACACCGACTACGAAGGTGAGATCCGCAACCAGGGCGACACGGTCAAGATCCGTACGAAGCCGACGGTTTCGATCAAGGACTACCGCGCTGACGGTGACCTCGAGATCGAACGCCCGACGGGCAACGTCCTCGATCTGAACATCGACAAGGGCAAGTACTTTGCTCTCGCTCTCGACGACGTGATGGAGATCCAGTCGGACCTCAACATCATGTCGATGTGGGCTGACGATGCTTCGCAGCAGTTCAAAATCACGGTCGACACCGACGTGCTCCTTGGCATCAAGGGCGCTTGCTCGGCTCAGAACCGTGGCGCGACGGCTGGTAAGATCTCGGGCAACATCAACCTCGGCGTCACGGGCACCCCGCTCGCCGTCGTTGCTAACAGCCCCGGCGTTGGTCAGGTCGACATCCTCGACGCGATCCTGCGCATGGGTCAGGTACTCGATGAGCAGAACATCCCGGAAGATGGCCGCTGGCTCGTTCTCCCGGTCTGGGCTGCGTACCTCATCAAGCGTTCGGAACTCCGCCAGGCTTACCTGACGGGTGACGCGGTGACCCCGCTCCGTAACGGTCGCGTTGGCCAGGTGGACCGCTTCACGCTGTACACCTCCAACCTGCTGCCGAACGGCGTGGCCGGTGGTCTGGCTGCTGGCGAGTACATGATGTACGCCGGTCACAGCCATGGCCTGACGTTCGCCTCGCAGTTCACGAAGGTCGAGACGATCCGCTCCGAGCGTTCGTTTTCGAACATCCTCCGTGGCCTTCAGGTCTACGGCTACAAGATGGTCGACGGCATCGCCGTCTCCCAGGCCGTCATCACCAAGGCGTAAGTCTTGACGCTCCCCCGGCTTTGAAAACCGGGGGAGCACTTTGTCTTTCAAGGGGTGATTGATGGCTCTCGACACGGTCCAGGATTACGTAGATCGGGTCCGGGTTCTGCTGCAGGACCAGGTCGCACCCTATCGCTATCCAACGGCTGACCTCGTCGAAGCGCTGTCCGAGGGCATCCTCGAGACACGCCGTCTGCGTCCCGACCTCCTGCAGAATTACTTCCGTAGTAACCTGCCGGACTTCTCCACGGCGAACATGAACCAAGCCGTCCCGATCGATCCGCAGTATCGGATGGCGTTCGTCTATTACATCTGCGGCATGACCCAGCTTCGCGATGACGAGAACGTCCAGGACAGCCGTGCTGCGCTGTTCATGAACAAGTTCATCTCGCAGATGCTGACGATCACTGCGTGAGGCGCTGATGGCCAGCCTGGACATGAACCGCCTCATGGACAACGCCAGGATCAAGCTGCCTGGCGCGCTCGACGGCACGTTGCAGTTGGAGCTGGTGAACGTCCTCAATGATTTCTTTGCGGGCTCGAACATCTGGAAAGAGGATCTCCCCTTCCAGGTGACGCCGACGCCTGAGACCTATCTCGAAGATCCGGCTGCGTGGACCTACACGATTGTACCCTCGCAGGGTCAGATCAACCGCGTGCTCGGCGTTGTGACGTCGAAGGGTCTCCCCGTGCCGGTTGGGATGTCCATCCCCGGTGAGATCGTACTGGCCCGCCAGCCAAGCGAGGCAGACACCTACACCGCTCAGGTCGCCCTGGTCCTCGGTGACCAGATGACCAAGGAAGGCTACCCGGCTTTCCCCGAGTGGATCTTGAGCAAGTACTACAACGATCTTCTTGACGGGCTGCTCGGCAACATGATGGGCCAGCTCGCGAAACCCTATTCAAACCCCAACTTGGCGCAGTATCACCTGAAGAAATTCAGAAGTGCAGTAAGTCAAGCCAAGGTTGAAGCTCAGCATGAGAATGTGTATCGTGGCCAAAGCTGGCGGTTCCCGCAGAACTTTGTCCGCAGAAGGTTTAGACAATACTGACGTTACCTTCTGGTAACTGGTAAAGGGGCGCGACATGGCCGCATATAACAAGTTCCTGGTCTTCACGAAGAACCTGATCGACGGAGCGCACGACTTCGACGCGCACACGTTCAAGATCATGTTGACCAACACCGCCCCGGTGAACACGAACGCCGTCAAGGCCGACATCACCGAGATCGGTGCAGGCAACGGCTACACGGCTGGTGGCACTGCGACGACAATCTCGACATCGACCGCCACGGGTACGGCCAAGGTGGTTGGCACGGACGTCGTGTTCACGGCGACGGGTGGCACCATCGGACCGTTCCGCTACGCGGTCTTCTACAACGACACGCAGTCGAGCCCGGCGAAGCCCCTCATCGCCTGGTGGGACTACGGCTCCTCGATCACGCTGAACGATACCGAAACGCTGACCGTCGACTTCGACGCGGTCAACGGCATCTTCACGATTGCGTAAAGGTGAGTTCGAATGACGCTTTCGGTCAAACACACCTTCACATCGCCGAAGGCTGACGGTACTGACAGTACCCTCATCCAGCCTTCGAACTGGAACGCCGAGCACACCATCACGGCTGCGGCTGGCAAGGTGCTTGGCCGCGACACCTCGGGCACGGGCTCCGTCCAGGAGCTGCCGCTCGCCTTCGATCCAACCATGCAGTCTATGGTGCCTCCGACGGGCACGACTGCTCAGCGTCCAGTCACTGCAACGGCTGGTATGCTGCGCTACAACACCGATCTCGCTAAGGTCGAGCTCTACAATGGCACGAGCTGGGGCTCGGTCGGCGGCGGCGCTGCGATCTCTGACAGTGGTCCTGCTAATCCCCAGCCGGGCGATTTGTGGTGGAAGTCCGACGAGGGTCAGCTCTACGTCTATTACAACGACGGTAGCTCCTCGCAGTGGGTCATCGCCAACGCCTTCATGGGCGGCACGGCGTTCGGCGACATCACGGTCACCTCGATCAACAACGGTCCGCTTGCGGGTTCGCGCAATCGTATCATCAACGGTGCAATGGAGATCGATCAGCGCAACAACGGCGCGGCAGTTGCGAACGCAAGCGGTTATACGGTTGATCGGTGGAAGGTCGCATATGCAGGAAGTGCTCGTTATACGGCGCAGAGATCTAGCGTAGCTCCCACCGGGTTTGTCTCCAGTTTGCTTGCTACGGTTTCCACAGCTGCGTCCCCCGGCGCTGCGGACGGCAACATTGTCGAACAGTACATTGAGGGGCTTAACACCTGGGACCTTGCTTGGGGAACCGCGTCTGCAAAGACAGTCACCCTTTCCTTTTGGGTTCGCTGTTCGGTTGCAGGAACGTACTGTCTCCGGGTGGCGAACGGCGCGCTTAACCGTTCTTATGTCACGACTTACACGATCAGTGCGACGAACACTTGGGAATATAAGACAGTCACCATCCCTGGTGAAACCAGTGGTACTTGGGCGTCTGATACTAACATCTCAATGATTGTGTCGTGGGATTTGGGGTTTGGCACAAACTATAATGCGCCCTCCGCGAACACATGGGCAAATGGAAACTATGTTCGCGTCGCTGGCGCGGTCACGTTGAACACCAACAACGGTGCCACGTTCTACCTGACGGGCGTCCAGCTCGAGGTCGGTTCGCGCGCTACTCCGTTCGAGCGGCGCATGTATTCACAAGAACTGAGCCTTTGCCACCGTTATTGTCAGGCAATTAAGCAGGGCGTAGGTGCCTTTCCAAATACGACGCAGGCTCAAATAAACGTCCAGCACTATATCCCAATGCGTTCGGCACCAGCGGTTTCGCAGACGGCTACGATCACAGTGACAGATTATTTTGCGATGGATGTTACACAGTCGACCGTTGGGATTTCTATCACAAACGCTAACGACATCTATGGGACATGCGTCTCATTAAGTAACTATAGTGGTGTTGTAGCTGGTCGCACCGCTGGTATCCGAAACTATACGGGGACCGGGGTCATTATCCTCAGTTCGGAGCTTTGATATGTACAAAGACGCTGTCTATGTGAAGAACACAATGACTGGCGAGAATTGTGCAATCAACTGCACAATCAACGGTCAGCAGTGGTCCATCCCGCTCGACCCCGCGAACACTGATTACGCACGCATCATGAAACTCGTCCAGGAAGGTAAACTGGTGATCCAGCCTGCCGATCCCGTTACCTCGGGAGGTAACAACTAATGGCTATCGACTTCCCCGCCTCCCCGACGACCGGACAGTCCTACACTGA